TCCACCGATGCGGTTATTAGGTATGACTGTTCCACCAGAACCATGCGGCACAATAACCTCTGGTCCTTTTTCACCAACCAGATATGGCTGTCCACCCATTACTGAACCACCAGTAGCACGACCTTGATATTCAGTAGAACGAATAGCAGACACCCTAGCCATACCAGCACCAATAGCCGCAATAGCCGCCGCAATACCTAACGCTGGACCAACATAAGGAATACTAGCCAATGCTGAATAGGATTCTTGTGCGCCCTTATAAGTATCAATAATAGTCTGAGCAATCGCCATAGCTTTCCATGCAATAAAAGCGGCTTTATTCTTTTGCCCAAACTTTTCCATATTGGATACCATCGTATCAAACCCTTGTTTCTCATTATCTGTAAGGATTTGTTGCTGGCGAATCTTCATAATATTAGCTTGCTCTGAGATACGAGCATTTTCCAAGGCTACCTGGGAAAGAATGGCATAAGTTTCTTGCTCTTGTTTAAGCAGATCAATCTTCTGCTTATCCATGTCCATGCCTTTAGCTTTTTCTTCATTAATCTGGCGTTGAAGATCGGCTTGAACTTTGGAATTGTCATCCTCGTATTGCCATGCCAGCTTCTTCATTTCTTGTTCTTGCTGGGTAAGACCAATCAATTCGCCTTCACGCTGGATCATTTCTTCCATCTTAGAAAGCTCTTTAACTCTTAAATCAAATGATTCTTTTAGCTTTGCTCTTTCTTCAGCCTGGCGTTTATCTCTATCTGATCCTTGTTTATATCCACCAGATGTATCTTTTCCAGATTTAGGAGCTTCTGGACCGCCTTTGGGTTTACCTTCTCCCTTAAACTCTATGCCTTCAGCCATAGGATTATTAGGATCAAAGTTAATCGTGCCGCCTTCTTGCTTAAATTCACGATACTTATCAGCCAAGGTAGTCATGGCATTTATCATGGCAAATAAAGGTTGCATGATTTTTACTAGGAAGTAATAGAAGCTACTAGCTCCCTTTTGCATATTGTCCCAAGCATCTGCCGATTCTTTAATAGCGGCGGCTAACTGTGGATCAGCTACTTGCTTATATTCATCTACATACTTACGCCAATCAACGCCCTTTGCCGCTTTACCAAGAAGTTCAAAGGCTTTGGCATTGCGTTCTGTGGCACTAGGAATTTGTGCAAGCTGTTCCGCTACTCTGGCAAACAACTCATCTGGGTTAAGGTTCTGCACCTCTCCAGCGGCTACGCCAATACTAGCAAATGAAGCCCTTAATTGATCGCTACCTTCTTTTGCGTTTTGAGCATTAGTAGATAGCTTGGCAAGCATATTCTGGAGATTCTCGGCTTTACCGCCAGCCATATCCAGAGCTTTGCCCATGCCCACAATACTTCCAATAGAAGCATCAAAGGCATCAGCCATATCGGAAATCTCATCAGACTTTTTGGCAACGGAAAGAATAGCCGCCCCGACTACAGCAAGACCAGCGGCAACTCTACCTAAAGTGCCTACTAAATCAGCAGATGCTTGTTGAGCATTTCTTAAAGCCTTCTTTTGATTGGCTTCAAATAGCTTAGTATTTTTGGTAGCATCATCTAACCCCGCTTTAAACTCTGCGGAATCTAATGCCAGTTTTACGCCTAATCTTGCTAATATACTCATTTATCCACCTCAAAACTACTAGGATTAAACCCTTGTGCCTGTGTCATAAACATTAACAAGGCTTCACTTGCTTCTTCTGTAGTATTTTGTGGTGGGTATAGATAATCGTAAAATCTACCAATTACTGATTTTAACTTATAAGCTGGCGCATTTTGCGATCTCATGTAATTGTAAACCGCCCCAGTTAAACTGCCTAGCGTTTCTACAACTGCACGATTACCAATTAATCCATCGGCATACATAATGCAAATCTGCCTAAAAGTTTCTTCATCAATATTATCTGGGTCGGCTCCATGCGCCACCATATAGGCTTTGGTCTGTAGGCGAATAGAGCCAGTTAGTTTTTTCTTATTTCCTCATATCCTGGGCTGATTACTTCAGCAATTTTCTTTACCAAAGCCAACTGAACTGGCAATGGAAATTCCTCATTAATCTCATCCATAGTAATATCCGCAAGGTTTTCCCCTGTAGCGGTTACTAACAATTTAAAGGATTCTAGGATTCGGACATTACCCGCAATCTGGTTTCTAGCCAATTCTTTTAAGGAATTTCCGCCAACAATGACATCATCGCCTTCAAACTTAATGTCTGCGCCAGATTCAATAATCTCTTGCTTCTTGGCATATAGGTCTTTAGATAGCTCTTTAAATTTGGCTTCTACTTCTTCTTTGGGTGGATTGTCTGCCCTAGCAAACATCTCCTCGGCTTCTTTAGCCAAAGGAACCCTAACCTTCATCATTTGGTCGTGATATGCAAAATCACGGGTTCTCATTGCTTCTACATTAATCTTAAAAGCCTCGCCTAATCTACTCATGTTTTATACCTTCTTTGATTTGTATTGTGATAGTTTGTAAGTTAAAAAAGTGCTTAGGATAGCTATTACCCTATTTGATTGAGATTCCAAAGCTGGGCGCAGATACGGCTGGGCGGCAACTTGGGCATTACCAAACTCTTGCGACATTCCACGCTTGTCTGTTTTTACAGTAACAATACCAATGGCAACATCATTCTTCTCAGAATAGATAGAACGCTGATCCTTTTGGGTAGGAGTTCTAGCATTAAGCCTTAGAGTATCCATTAAATGGGGCGTAGAGTGGTTTTTGTCATCGTATGGGGCTAACTGCTTTGCCTTCTCTAAAACAGGCTGTAAAGCCGCTTTAATGGCTGGAATAAGAACTCGGCTTGCGGTCTTTCCATAGCAAAAGTCCTCACCCATCTGGACAAGGACATCGTTCAATTCTTTAAAGCCTGTTAGTTTGGCTTCGTTAGCCATGCTACTCCCCGTTTTTAATCATCTTTTGATATATGACATTATTTAACTTAACGACATAATCAACGATTTCTTCTGGGGATAGTTTATCAGCATGAATCTTAGCGATCTCATAAGCTGTATTAATTCCAGCAATACGCTGTTGTTGAAAGCCAAACCAATTCTTAACTCCTGAATTGGATTGGCTAATCAGAAAACCTAACAAATCATTATTCGACTGAATCTGCATTTTTTTCTGTTTTCTTAGTGTTTTGTTTGACTTCTTCTTGTAGGACTACAGGATTAAATGGGTCATTGCCGCCAGCCAAACATTGAGAAATAGCTTCGTCAATGTCGGCGGCTTCAAATACTTTCCCGTTAGCAAATTGAACTTTCATAAAGTTCCTTATGTGTTATTTGACCAACCATATTGGTTGCCACGAGGATGAACAGTAAAGGTGCATTTAGCTTCTGCGCCTGGTGCTGAATCAATATCAAATTGGCTTACACGACCATTGAAAGCATAATAAACAACATTAGTACCATCAGTAGCAGAGATAACGAATGTACGATCTACAGTACCGCTGTAAGCATCGCCACGAATCAAGAGCAAGTTAGCATCAGAAGGATTCCAAGCCGCTGTGATAGTCATAGAAGTAGGAGCAGACTGAACTGGGATTTTGTCTGATTGACGGCTACCAGCTACGGCAAATGAAGCAACTGCATCATCTTGACCAAAAGCGGGGATAGCTTCTACAGGCACTAAATTGCCAGAAACAGCCAATGCTGAAACGCTTGCGTAAACGGAAAGATTAGCAACTGTCAATGGGGTTGGAGATGCGCTAGGTTGCATATACAACGCCGCACTAAAGCCAGGTAGAATTTTATTTGGAAGTGCCATGATTAATTCCTTTGATTAAAAGTTAAATAATTCTATCTTATTAAGTTGGAATGTCCAAGGTGCAATCCATAATAATCTGTTGCATACCTATCTCATTATCGTATGTATTATAAAGCCAAACTACATCGGCTTTAGAAATCTGAAATCCAGTAGAACCACCGAATAACCCAGAATAGCCATGTAATGATTGTAATATGCTATTAGCGATATTAGAAGCATCTTCTAGTTTCTGGGCAAAGATGGAAATCTGGAATACTGGGCGGTCAATACCCTTTACATACTGGTAAGGACCCGTATATACAGGCTGATGCACATTGCGTAACTGCCAGGTTACAAACTTAGGCTGAGTTGCAAAGTTGCGGTTAAAAAGGGCATATACAGGCACGGGGCTGACTATTGAAGCCAACTGGTACTGTATTGCCTTGTAATAATCGGTAGGATTGTTCTGGCTCATACTGGGCTAACTGGATCATTCCTATAGCATAGGAAGGTTACATTCATACGATCATTGGATTCCATTACATCAGTAATACGCCAATCCAGACCACGCCAAGTAATAGAATATAGGTTTTGATTATCTACAATCTCTTTGGTATTAGGGGTGTAGTTCAATGTTAAGTTTACTAAATCAGAGTAAACCCTATATCTATCAGATATTCTTAAATTGTTATGGACATCAGCTACCCTAGCACGAGTATCGAACCACTTAGTAATAGTAGTGGTTTGTTCGCCATAAACATTAACCCCATTGGTTACATTGTTTACAACGATATTTTCGTAACGAGCAATTCCCATCAGAGTACCAGGGGTTTATATGGGCGCAATAACTGGGCTACTCCAAATGGAATCTCATGGAGAATTGCCGCATTAGTATTACTGCGGTTATTGTATAAATGGGTCATAAGCAATAACCCAGCCTGTTTAATAACTGGATATTGAGCCAATGGGTTAGCATTAGTCGTATAAGTAACTACGATTGGATTGCTTCTGACCTGGCTAACTTCGCTAGGCATACCAGAGTTCAAAACAACCTTATTGCCAGTAGCATCATAGTAATAATCAGATGCGGCAAGCAATGTAAACACCGATGGGGTGCTTCCATTCCAATAGCCAACTGAGTTAATCACAGTACCAGCCTGACCTCTAAAGTCTTGGGATACTTCTGGCAAATCCAAGCACATCTGGGTTCCAGTAGTATTTGTAGCTCCGTAGTAAACCTTATATTGGATTGGGAAGATGCTCATCCCCAAGAAGTCCTCTATAGCCATGCGGGTAGCTACTTCCAAGCCAGTTAAATAAGAATCTTGGCTTTCGTCATCAAACAGATTGAGTTGCTGAGTAATTTCTTCGAGAGTAAGCCAAGCCGTTTGAATATCACGGCTGACTTGCTCTACTTTTTCGTAACTGTAAGGATTACGGGAGCTTCCGAGGAAGGGACCCGCAACTAAATTATCTGCTGGCATGATTTACCTTATTAGGCTGGACCAACTAAACGAACACCCGCAAATACATCAAGGATAGTAGTAGCTACACGCTTTTCAGCGAACAGATAAATAAATCCTGGGGCAGTTTGCTCAAAACGCTTGAATGACATTAATTCATTGTCTGCAATCGTTACAAAGCGGCTAAAGTCTGCCAAGTAAACAGGGAACTTGCCAGCACCAGTAACATCCATGTATGGGTTAGGAATTACACGATGTCCAAAGATATACATTACTGCGCCGCCATCGTCATCACCAACTTCGAGGAAGTTATTAGCAGATGAAGAAGCCTTTAGCTTACGCAATGCGCCAATAGTAGTTGGGTGCATCATCCAGCAAGTAGTTTCTTTGAAAAGATACTGTGGCGGCAATACAGCCATCAAACTAGCTAAGTCATCATATACAACTGCTGTATTAGCGGCTTGTTCTACTTGCAATACTGTATGTCTGCCGTTAGTAATGGCTGAACCATTAGAACCGAAAGCGGCGGCAGATGTAGAGCCAGGATAGCTGTTTAAGCCACGCAAGCCAGAAGTTGCACCATAAGAAGTAGTGGTAGAGCCAGATTGATCGTTATTAAACATCATAGATTTGGCTTCAACTTGGCTAAATTCTAATGCCAAGTCTGCTACTAATGTTTCTTCTAAGTAATTAACATCAGACAAGATTGCAGTACGGATAGGCAATACTGCGTTTACTGCACGAATAGGAAGTTGCCAAAAAGCGGTAGCTTGGTTTGGTGAACCTTCATTCGTATTAATAGGATAACCCCAAGGGTTAGTAGTATCTTCAGAATTACCAGTTTTAACTACAAAGGCTTGATCTGAAGAAGGGCAAACGATTTCACGACTTACCATACGGAAAGGGTTTGCATAACGCAATGATGCAAAAGCATCATCATAAATAACACGACCACCAACACCCGAACCAGAACCAGTTAGTGCTGATGCTTCTTTAAGGTTTACTGTTGATTGACCTTCAACTAAGGCTTCTTTAATGGATTCGAGGATTAGGCTCATGTTTATATTCCAAATAGGTTAAGAAGGGGGGATTTCTCCCCCCATCTATATTACAGACTTGCTGTTGCAGTAGAACGATAACGGATGATCGCAAATGGATCAACTGTTGATGTTGCCAAACGCTTCTCACCATAGAATGTGATGAAACCAGGCAATGTCTGGTCATAGCGGCGTAGAACCATATTTAAACGATCTACGATTGTATGACCTCGTTGCCAATCACCAAAATACATTGGGAACAAGTCATCAGTACCAGCGGAAGCTGAATACTTGCTTGGATTATCAACATACTTATTAACTACAACATCAAAGCCAAGCAATGAACCAACGATGCCATCTTCA